AAGGCCTTTGCGATCAATGGCCCATGGTCTAACTTCCGCGTCAAGGCCGGAAACCTCTACATGTACCCGTTTCCAAGCGCCGGTCAAACATGCGTCTTTGAGTACACCACCCGCAACTGGTGTGCCGATTCAACAGGTGCCACCGGGCGCGAAGAATGGGGTAATGATGCAGACATTCCAAGGCTTGAATGGAACTTGCTTGTGCTTGGCACAATCTGGCGCTGGAAAAAGCTCAAAGGCTTTGAGTACGCCGAGGACTTCAGCACCTACGAACGCCGATGCATGGATGCAATGGGCAAAGATGGGTCGAAGGATTGGCTGAATCTGTCGAATACCAAGTACGATATTTTCCCCGGCATAGTTGTCCCGGCTGGTAGCTGGAACGTCTAAATGCGCCAAGCTGCACGCACAAAAGGGGCTCGCCAGGCGGTATCTAGTTCCGTCTCTCTGCCCGCACCCGTAGGTGGCTGGAACGCTCGCGACTCTCTCGCAGCCATGAATCCAGAGGACGCCGTGGTCATGGATAACTGGTTTCCGCTCACCACGGAATGCCAGCTTCGCAAGGGCTACACCAATCACGTTACAGGCATATCCGGGCAAGTGGAAAGCCTAATGGTGTACTCAGCCGGCACCACAGAAAAGCTATTCGCTGTGGCTGGAGGCAGCTTCTACAACGCAAGCGCAGCGGGTGCTGTGGGGGCTGCTGTAGCCACTGGTAAGGCTAATTCACGCTGGCAGTACACCAACGTGGCAACACCCGGCGGAAGCTTCCTATACACCGCCAACGGTGTTGATAAGCCCATGGTGTACGACGGTGCGACTTGGACTCAAGTAGACGGCGCATCCACACCGGCGATAACCGGCGTGACCACCACCACGCTAAACAGCCCTATCGTATTCAAAAACCGGGTCTGGTTCATTGGAAAAAACACACTCAAGACTTGGTATCTTCCCGTCCTATCAATAGGCGGTGCAGCCAATGCAATTGATGTGTCTTCGGTGGCGCAGCGCGGAGGCAGGATAATTGCACATGCGACTTGGACGATTGATGCGGGTACCGGTGTTGATGATTACTACGTGATCGTCACAAGTAACGGCGAAGTGATCGTCTATCAGGGCACAGACCCAAGCAGCGCCACCACGTGGGCACTTAAGGGCGTTTGGGCGCTTGGTGCACCGGTAGGTGAGCGGTGCTTGTATAAATTCGCTGGAGACCTGTTTTACATATCTCAGGATGGCCTAGTACCCATGGGTGGCGCTTTGCAATCGTCCCGTGTAAATCCACGGGTTGCAGTGACCGACAAAATCCAGTTTGCAATCTCCAGTGCGGTATCCAACTACTCTACAAACTTTGGCTGGGAAATCCTGTATTACGCCAAAGAAAACATGCTTTTCTTGAATGTCCCCGTATCAGAGGGCACCCAGCAAGAGCAATATGTGATGAACACCATCAGCAAGTGCTGGGGCCGGTTCACCGGGTGGAATGCAAACTGCTGGGAGTTGTTTGGGGACGAACCGTACTATGGAGGTAATGGCTTTATTGGTCGTGCATGGAACGGCTACGTAGACGACACAAGCAATATCAACGGCACCTGTATTCAGGCGTTTTCCACTTACGGAAACCCCGGAAATCTGAAGCGCTGGACAATGATCCGTCCAATCATCCGGGCTAGTGGTAGGCCCGCGCTGCTTGGGTCGATCAATACAGACTTCAACCTGACAATGAATACTACCCCATTCACATTTACACCAGTAGGCTATGGCGGGTGGGATTTATCTCTATGGGATGTCCCGCCGTGGGCTGGTGAGTTTGACATTTACCAAGACTGGCAAGGAACATCAGGCGTTGGGTACTACGGAGCACTACAGATGCGTGTGGCATCAAGCGGAATCGATGTGCGGTGGGTATCCACCGACGTGGTGTTTGAGTCGGGTGCGATCCTATGATTGATAAGTGGCGTTACCTGCTGGAGCCATTGGTAAATGAGAGCCTGTGTGCCATTCCGTGGGAGCAGGTAAGGGAGCAGGATTACATCCTGTTCGAGCTAGAAGAGTCCGTTTTAGTCGCCAATAGCGGCGTGATGCTGGGTAAAAAAGCGCTGCAAATATGGCTTGCCGCTGGCATAATGGACCAAGTGGATATTCTGGCTCAACAGGCAGAAGACTACGGTCGTGCAAATGGATTCGAGCTTATTTCGTACTGCGGTAGGAAGGGATGGGTTAGATCACACGGCTATAAAGAAGTCGCAACTGTTGGAGTTAAAAATCTATGAACGCAGTAAAAAGCGTATTCGGCATACAAGATGCCCCGGCAGCACCCGATTACACTGCGGCTGCAAATGCCACTGCCGCAGGCAATCTAGCCGCTGCACAGCAAGCCACAAGAGCTAACCGGGTAAACCAGTACACGCCCTACGGCTCTCTGACGTACCAAGAAAATCCAAACGGGACTTGGGACCAGAATATGAACCTGTCCAGCACTGGGCAGCAACTTCTGAACGCCGACAATCAATCCGCATTGGGATTGGCAGGATTGCAAAACCATGCAATGCAAGGCGTTGCAGGACAACAGGGACAAGGGTGGAATGATTCTGCCCTGACGCCTTCAGCCATCAATCCGGGGCAGACTGCACAGGACGCCATCATGGCGCGACTACAGCCTCAGTTTGACCGAAAGCAATCAGCACTTGAGACGCAAATGGCGAATCAGGGCATCGCCCGCGGCACCGAGGCATGGAAAAACGGCATGTCTGATATGGATCATCAGCAGAATGACGCCATGAGTCAGGCTGCATTGCAGGGCATCAGCGTGGGCCAGCAGGCACGGCAGCAAGGAATCCAAGAGCAGCAGTACTTCAACTCACGCGACTTGAACAACCTCAATGCCCTGCGTACCGGCTCGCAAGTGACTAACCCCACATTCAACAGCTACAACCAGCAGGCTACGACTGGCGGTGCTGATATGCTTGGAGCAGCCCAGGCCGGGTATCAGGCACAGCTTGGACAGACCAATGCGAACAATGCTTTTGGGTCGGATGCTATGAATGGACTGTTTAGCCTGGCCGGTGGAAAAATGGGGAAGAAGTAAATGGCAACTCCAATCATGGCCCCAGGCGCGTATGACGCGGAGTCTGAAGCCATCCGCCGCCGTCAGGCTTTTGCCGAAGCACTGAAAAACCCAACCGCACAGGGCGGGCGGATGGTTGGCAATCATTTTGTCCCCATGAATCCGATTGCAGGCCTGGCTGACTTGCTCCGCGCAAAGTGGGGCAAGGAGGAAAGTGCGGGCGCTACTCAAGACCAGCAAGCACTGGCTGACAAGATACGCAATCAGCGCACGTCTGACGTTAGTACATTCACCAAGATGCTGCAGCCTCAAGAGGCTATGCAGATGCCAGAAGGACAACAAGGGCCAGTCCTAGGCGCACGTCCCGCAGATATCAATGGAGCGTATCAGTTCGCGTCCATGTCCAATACGCCAGAGCTACAGCAAGTAGGCATGCAGGGCGCATTGGAAAATGCCCAAAAGCAATCCCTGCTTGCACAGGCTTTGCAGCAACGCAAGTCTATGGCTGACCTGTGGCAATCCGCTGGCGGCAATGCACAGCAGTTCATGCAATCTGGTGGCGACCCTGCATTTGCCAAGCAAATGGCTGAAGCTCCATTGATGGGTAAGGAGAAGCTGCTGAATGTGAACGGTCAATTGATGGGTGAACATACCGGCCAGGCTATGGGTGGCGTGGTTCCCAAGCAGTTTGACCAGCCGCAGGCGATAGCAGAATATGAATACGCCAAAAAGCAAGGATACGATAAGTCCTTGCAACAGTTCATCATTGACCAGAAACGTGCTGGCGCTGCGAACATGTCCGTTAGCGTCGCTGGCCCTGAGAACAAGTTTAATCAGGATGTTGGCGCTGGATTGGCGAAGGATGCACTGTCAGCAGTTGATGCAGCAAAGGCGGCTCCTGAGCTTGTTACGAATGCACGCAGCATCAAGGCGGCTATTGATAAAGGCGCTATCACTGGCACTGGTGCGAATGCACGACTGGCATTGCAAAAAGCACTTGAGACTGCTGGATTTGTGGGTTCCGGTAAAGCTGCAAGCACGCAAGAGCTTATGTCCGGACTTAGCAAGCTCACGCTTGGCGGGATCAAGTCCTCTGGCCTTGGTGGAGGAAATGGGTTTACAGACAAGGACCGCGAATTCTTGAACTCCGCAATCGGTGGTCAGATCAGCGATACGCCAGAGAATTTGCGCCGAGTTGCGGACCTTTCAGAGCGCGTAGCCATGGCTACCCATAATAAGGGATCTAAGGTTCTGGAGCGTTGGAATCAGAATCCCGCACTGAAAAATGTCGCTCAGGATATGACTATTGACCCACTTCCTGTACAGCAAGGAATGCCAGACCCATCAGCATTTGATGCTGAAATGAAACGCCGGGGGCTTAAGTAATGGACTTGTCCAAACTCTCAGACGCTGATCTTGTAGCCCTGCATCGCGGTGATTTATCCAAAGTCTCTGATGCAGGGTTGCGCATGCTGCATGGCGCTTCTAATAAGGCCCCACAAGCAGCCAAAGCACAAGACCCTACCGATGGCATGTCAATCTTTGAAAAGACGGCCGCAGGGGCTGGTAAGGCTTTGTATGACATTGGGCGTGGCGCAGGGCAAATGCTTGGACTTGTATCGCAGAAAGACATTGACCGGGCGCGTGAGCTTGATGCGCCACTTATGGCAACCGGCGCGGGCCAAGCCGGGAATATTGCAGGCAATGTGCTTGCAGGCATCCCAGCAGCTTTTGTGCCCGGTGCAAACGGAGTGGTCGGCGGTGCCATTACAGGCGCAGCACTGAGCGCTTTGCAGCCAACTGGAGAAGGCGAAAGCCGTCTGCAGAATATGGCACTTGGGGCCGCTGGAGGTGCCGCGCTCCCCGCTATTGTTGGCGGTCTTAAAACGGCCAAAGCGGCCATTTATGACCCGCTTGCAGGTCAAAACAAGATCATCGGAGGCGCTCTGAACCGTGCGGCTGGTGGAGATGCTGCGGCACTTGCACAAGCCCTTAAAGGCCAAGGAGCAGCCACACCAGGTGTTCGCCTATCTGCCGGTCAGACTGGCAGCAGTGAGGGATTGTCAGCCCTTGAGGACGCCATTACATCGGCATTGCCAAGCGGTGAGCTTGCACGCATGAGCCGTTCTAATCGTGCCGCATTGGCCGGCGCATTGCGTGGCATTGCCAAGTCTCCAGAGGATATGGCGGCTGCTAAGACCGCACGCAGCGCTGCGGCTGACAGCCTGTACAGCAATGCAAGGACCGAAGGCATAGACATGGCCGCACTCGCACCAGAGGCGCAGGCAAATATTGCTGCGTTCCAGCAGCGCATTCCAGAGGATATTCTGAACCGTGCCAAAGAGCTTGCAAAGATCAACGGCACCAGTATGGACAATGAATCTGCAGTGCAAGGAATGCATTGGGTAAAGAAAGCCATTGATAGCAAGATAGGCCAAGCCGTCACATCCGGTGATAAGGAAATGGCGCGTGCGTATCAAGGGCTGCAAGAGGACTTGCTAAAAGGCATGGGTGAGATTAGCCCACTATATGATGCTGCCCGCACCACGCATGCGCAGATGAGCAAACCAATCAACCAGATGCAGGTAGGCCAGTCTCTTGCGCAAAAGCTGATACCTGCTACGGCTGGTGATATCCCTGAGTCGCTGAACTATGCAAGTCTCGCAACAGCCATGCGTAACCCCGACCGACTGGCACAGCAGGCCACAGGCTTTAGCGGTGCAAAAATGTCTGGCGTACTTTCACCGGAGCAGCTTGGCACTGTTCAGGGTGTTACGTCAGATGCAAGCAAGATTGCAGAGGCTTTGAAGCGCGGAATGGGTACAAACTCCGCAACTCACCGCCGTACAGTGCAGGGTGAAATGCTGGCCCAGCACTTTGCTCAAGAGGCTCCAATCACGTCTAAGCTGCTTTCTTTGGCTGGAAACATACCAGGCGTAGGCATGGCTGGAAAAGGCATATCACTGGCCGCTGGTGTAGTTGGCGACAAAGTGCAGGCGCAAATGCTTGGAAAGTTGGACGACATGCTTGCAAATAACCCGGCTCAGGTGGCAAAGCTTATCGAGGCTGAACTGTCAAGAGTGGCACCGTCGCAGCGCCAGCAGATTATCCGAGCACTTCCTAGTGCTGTATCTGCAGCGCTCCCGTCTGCGCTTATATCATCGAATTCGGCGCAGTAAAATGCGTTTGGTGCGGCCTTCAGGCATCCATCGAATAAATGCAAACCGTACGCAAATTAGTGCTGCAAAAAGCGTGAATACTGCGAACGGCTTGATTAGAATTGCAATCAGCATTGATGTGTTTTCAGTCATGCTTACAAAGGATTAGAAATGTCACGTAACGGTACTGGATCATACTCTCTGCCTGCTGGTAATCCAGTAACAACTGGCACCACCATTAGCTCCACATGGGCAAATAATACCCTATCTGACATTGCAACGGCCTTGACTGGCTCAGTTTCGAAAGATGGGCAAACCACCATGACGGGCAATTTGCCTATGGGGGGATTCAAGGTAACAGGATTGGCCGCACCGACAGTTTCCGGGGATGCTTTGACCTACGGGGAAAATGCGTATGTTGCTAACCTTGATTTCTCCGGCACTGGCAGACGCATAACAGGCGACTTCTCGAATGCGACGCTTGCTAATCGGGTGCTGTTCCAGAGCAACGTAGTGAACGGCGCTACGTTCCTTGGCGTGCTTGCAAATGGAACA